TGCAGTCGTATATCTCAATGGAAGTCCCTGCTGGTCGTTACCGGCTAAGGGCTGGTATTTGTTGTGGCAACCCTGATGGTTGGCATACAAACCAGGGGTGGAACTTACAGTACGAGCTTGCTTTTAACGGCAACCCTACTTCTACCACTACTTCGTCTACGACCACGACATCTACGACTTCTACTACTAGCACGACCACGACATCTACGACGACCACCACAACATCCACATCCACAACATCAACGACAACAACCACAACAAGTACGACATCTACAACCCTTGCACCAACGACCACAACAACACTGCCACCAACAACAACCACGGTAGCCCCAACGACAACAACAACATCGTCTACCACCACCACAACAGTGCCAGCCACAACGACCACATCAACCACAACCACCACGTCATCTACTGTTCCCATTCCTCAAACAACTCTTGCTCCATTGCCTGTGCTAACCACGACAACGGCACCCATACCAACAACATCAACAAGTACATCCACAACCTCCACAACGACAACAACAACGACGTTACCACCAGTAGTTGTACCGCCTGTCGTGACCGCTGAACAAGCTGTTGCTTTAGCGACCAGCCCAGCAGCATTAGCTGTCATCACCGCTGAAGAAGCAACCCAAGTCTTTGAAGCGTTAGTCCTAGATGATCTATCTGATACTGACTTGGTTGAGTTGGTGTCAGCAGTTCAAGACGCACCAACAGAAGTTCGAGCAGCCTTCGAAGAATCAATCAACGTCTTCGGTGGGGCAGTAGACACCTACGTCCCTATCGGTTCAACAGTACCCGTCGGTACCCGCCGTACCCTCATCGCCATCACAATTATGACCTCACTCATGGTTATCCCAACTAAACGAAAGTGATAAAGTACAACCTATGCGTAAATATCTAGGAGCCATCATCAGCCTCTCGCTGTGGTTAACCAGCACTGGACTTATGCTTATCACCCTATCTGGGGATACGCTCAGTAAAGCTCTGTACATTAGTGCAGTTGCTTTTGCCATCAACATACTTGCTATTGCTGCCGGCATTGGCATTGACGAGGACTAATGACAAGAAAATACAGCTATTACCCTTCGTTTGATGGCAAAGGCGCACAGCCTGGCACATTAAAACTTGCTGCTCTTTGTGCGGCTAGATGGAAAACCAAGAACATTGGGATTTACAGCAATCGATTGATGAAAAATGATCACACTGCTGGTAAAAAAATTGGCGACCCAGGCATGGAAAAGTTCCTGTCTGTTCACGCAACTGGCGCAGCCTTAGACTGTCAGTACCCTAACGAAACTGTTGCCAAAGAAATGTGGAATTGGTTCCTCGGCAAATCCGAAGCTGGAGAACACTCAGAAATTCTCGGTCTAGAAGAAATTCACTGGTATGCACATGGAAATTTTGGTGCCGGATGGAGAAATTCGAGAGGCGAAGGGAAAAAAGGGGTAAAGATTTTTACTGCTACCGATAACGCTGGATCGTATCAAGGTTCACCAATGTGGTTGCACATAGAAATTTCTCCTGCTATGGCTAAAGACCCTGAAAAGTTTGAAGCCGCATGGCGTTCACTTCCTAAACCTGCATAATGGATATCGTTAGTGTTCTCGCTACAATTGCTGGGTCTATTGTTTCTATCGGTATTATCTATCGTGGTGTTGTTAGACCTATTTTTCGGTGGGGACAACGACTAGATAATGCAATCACTACCGTTGAAATGAACATGAAAAACAACGGCGGTTCATCATTGCGTGATGCTATTGATCGCATAGAAAACCGTTTAACCATAGTTGAAGACTACGTAACTAAGCCACGGTAATCTGATACTGTCGTGAGTCCTATGACAAGCGAAACCATCGAAACACTCCTGTATTTTCTATCTAAAATCCACGTTCCCATCACTCAACAGGATCAATTCTTCCGTGCTGTGCAACAGTTAGAAGCCTTACAGCACAAGCAAAACAAGGCAGCTTAATCTTCAACTAAGATTGAAACATGACCAACTTTCGTAACCTATTCATGTGTCCCAGCTGTGGACAAATTTGGCTATCGCAAACAGGTCGGTACTGTGTCGAATGTCGCACCGAGGGGGAACCACTTGACGAACCTACAGACGACTGAACTAAACCCACCGGCATACCCGATGGCTCTTGTCTACTGGGCTGACGCATGTGGAGGCGACCCAGGTTGGATTTCGCTAGACGAAGTAGAAGACGACGGAGAAACAATGGTTCAAACCGTTGGCTTCCTCTTAGCACATGATGACGCTGGAGGCAAACCAAACCACGTCACACTGCTTCAGAGCTTCCACGATGGCGAAGGAATAAACCTGTTTTACATCCCTGTAGCTATGGTCAGAAAAATAATTCTTCTTTCTTCTTGACATTGACACACCCCTCCTGTACGGTGCAACGTAACAACTGTTACACAGAGAAGGGGAAGTTAAATGACTTTCAATCGTTACCGTATCCACAAAGAACCACACGGTTCACAAGCATGGCTAGATCAGCGTTACATGGATGCCCAAGGCAACCGGCGCATCTCAGCCTCAGCAGCAGCAGCCATCTACGGTCTGCATCCTTTCGTAAAGAAAGACCATTACGCAGCTGAACAACTATCAGGTGTTGCACCTAGCCCTATCACCCCCAATGCAGCGATGGAAACAGGCAACCGCCTTGAAGACACCATCATCTCATGGGCTGGCGACAGGCTCGGTGTTGAATTTGAAACACCAAAGGAACTGTTTTGTTACGACACAGACAATGGTTGCCATCTCATCTCCACCCTTGACGGATGGAACGAAGAAACCCGCCACATCCTCGAAGTCAAAACCACCAGCCGTGAATACTCAGGCACACTCCCTGACTACTGGCGTATCCAAGGGATTACCCAATACATTTGTTCTGATGCGAAGCGTGTCACGTGGGCAGTCTTTGACAACACCCTGCGCCTTACTCTCGTTGAGCAGGTCATCACCGAAGAAGAAGTTGCTGAACACATAGCAGCTGTAGCTGATTGGCTTAACACCATCGAACTTGGCATGACCCCATCCGGTGTCAAATGGTCATACGAAACAATCCAAACCAGGTATCAACGCCCAACCTCACGAGCTGTTGAACTACCTGAAGACTTCGGTGCAGTCCTTACACAGTTGCGTCATGTGCGTAGCGAACTGGCTTCATACAAACAATTGGAAGACGAATTAAAAGCACAGGTATGTGAGTTGATTGGCGATGCCGATACCGCTATCTTGAACGGTACAACCGTTGCTACTTGGAAGGGGCAGAAACGAGAAACCTTTGACGCTAAAAGTTTCCGTGCAGCTCACCCCGACCTTGCCAAAGAGTTCACTAAAGAAGTACAAACCCGTACATTTCTCTTGAAAGGGGAAAAATAATGACAACAGATAACACTCAACAACTACTAGAGGTACTGAACAAGTACGCAGTACCAGATCCGAAGATTGTGGGCAAACTACCTAAAGGTGGAACCCAACTTGATTTCGTAGGTCACGCAGACATCACCCGTATCTTGATTGAGATTGACCCGCATTGGCGTTTAGTTCCAATCGCATGGGACAACGGACGACCAGCAATGAACATCGTGAATGACATGGCAACCATGTGGTTTGAACTGACACTGCTCGGCACATCACGTCTTGCTATCGGGTCAGCCAAATCAAACAGCCCCGATCTTGATAAAATTTTGTACGGCGATGCATTACGTAACGGGAGCATGCGGTTCGGAATCAGCCTCAATTTGTGGACGAAGAACGAATGGGAAGACCTTGACCACAACCCTGCACCGTCAAAGCCTGCGGCTCGTCCGGCACAACCAGCACCAACAGCAGGTGCAAAGCCAAAGCCAAAGACACTCACAGCATTATCAGACGAACAAGTCAACCAGTTCAATGCAGCCTGTGAAACCAAAGGCGTAGACCCGAAGGTTGTAGCAGCTAACGCTGGCATCCCCGAAGGCACACCCTGGATGGAATCACACCTACCAGCATTGCGTTCAGCGTTCAAAGAACTCGTAGCATTTAAGGACGGCGAGTAATGGCTAACAAAAGAACAGTCGACCCGTCAGCTAGTGAAGCATCCGCAAAGATTATTGGTATCAGAGTGACCGAAACACAACTGGCACAAATCGCTACCCTTTGCGAACAACGTGGGGTACGCAGGTCACAGTTAATCCGTGACTTGGTACGCCAAGCGGTGACAGCATCGTGAACGCCAAGGAAATCACTGAACACGGGGCATCTATGTACCGTAGAAGGGGCTGCCGATGCGATGTTTGTCGTGTCGGTATGTCCCAGACCCGTAAGAAGTACCGCCCACTTGTCATGTCTAGTGATGTCCGGCTGGATGCTAAACCGTTGATTGAGTTTCTCACTAAAGCAGAACAGTTGCAATACCTGGACAAGCATACTGTTGCCCGCTGGTGGGAGAACGGGTTAAGCGTTTACACCGCAGACAAATGGTGTCTACGTTTCGGTCTTCACCCTGCTGAAATCTTCGGACACAAATTTTATGAAGGATGTTTTGACAGTGAGTGATGAAATGGATAGCGGAATGTGGCAAGAAGCTGTGTCTTCGCTTGTTAAAGAGAACAATCGTTTAACAGAAAAGTTGATGTTGCTCGAAGATACTAACGCCATGCTCTCATCAGAGTGTCGCCGGTTGGGTGACGAACTGGCACGGCGCAGTGAGTAAAGCAAAACAAAAAGGAACCGCAGCTGAAACCGCTGTAGTCACATGGCTTAAAGGTGAAGGCTGGATCTATACAGAGCGTCGTGCGTTGTCAGGAAATCTTGACAAGGGCGACATCAACATGGGTGCGCCAGTCGTTATTGAAGTGAAAGACCACAAGACAATTACGTTGTCTGAATGGATGAAAGAATTGAAGGTTGAGATGGCTAACGCCGAAGTAAATATGGGTGCTGTCATTGCTAAGAAGCGTGGCACGATGGATGTCGGAGATTGGTATGCAGTCATGCCTGCCCGTGTCTTCGCAGCCTTACTGAAGGAAGCAGGCTACTGATGAGTGAATACATACACCAGGACGATGCGTACGAATGGCTTCGAGACAAAGAGATTGAGTTTGCAGAACAAGACTTCGCCAAGGTACAGGTCGAACGTGACCAGTGGAAACGAACCGCAGAAGTGTTGGCTCGTGAACTAGGAAAGGTTGAATACGCACAAGCCGAATATGAAAATCAAGAAGGTGTACCTAATGAAGCAAATAATAGTAACCCTTGACGAATACGAACTGGCACATGCAGCAATGGCCGGATGCCAACGACGCATAGCTTCAATCGCTAAACAACGCCCGCAGTATTACAAAGCAGATGACCGCCAAAACTTTTGGCAAATAGACATCATCGGTATGATTGCCGAGTATGCAGTAGCCAAAGCAATTGACAAACATTGGCAACCAGCAACCAACAAACGCTTGTCTGATTTACCTGGCGACGTAGGTATCCACCAAGTCCGGTCAACAGAACATCGAGATGGTCATTTGTTTGTCCACCCGAAAGACAAACCAGCTGACTACATCCTTTGCATTGTTAAAGAAAACAGAGTGTTGATGTCCGGCTGGATGCCACTCAGTGATGCCATTGCTGTTGGCGAGTTGCGATCTGCTGATACCTATTGGGTTAAACAGAATCAACTGTACGGATTTGAAGACTGGTCAACGCCTGTGTGTTGGTCTGATTCGGTTGTTGCTAAGATAACTTAATCCGTTTAACACTATCTAGTTGGGAGAACTATGACACCTAAATGACCCATCCCCTGAACAAAGGAAAACCATGCGCAAAAGCATCCTCATAACCATCATCCTGTCCCTATCCATCCCCTCTACAATCCTCTCAGAAGCCCCTGTAAGCGCATCTAAGACACCCAAAGAGATTGAAGCACTCGTAATGCCCTGGCGATTCTATTTGAGAGTTGCCCGCTGCGAAACCAATTTCCGCTGGCATACCAGCACCCGCAACTACACCTCCGGCTACGGAATAGCCAAAGGAACGTGGCAACGCTTCAGTAACAGCTCCAACGCAGACCGCTACACCCCCGTAGAACAAGCCCGCATCGTAGACCGCATCGCTTGGCTCGGACACACCGAACCCGATGGTGAGTACGTTCATCCCGTAGGTCCGTACGGCTGGTCTGTAATCAAGTCCCAAAACTGCATGGGATTACAAGGATTCATCTGCCGATCCCCACACCCCAAAGTTAAACGCTGGAAAAGATACTGCTAAGGTTTTACACAGGACAAAGGGGAACCTGTGGATACCGTGACATACCGAACCAGCCAACGATTTTGGAAACGAGTAAACATCCTCACCCCCGAAGAATGTTGGGAATGGCAAGGCTCACTACGAGGCGACAGCTACGGACAGTTATACGCCCAAGGCAAACACAGATCAGCCCACCGGTTCTCATTCTTCCTAGCTAACTACTACTACCCGCCAGTTGTACGCCACAAATGTGACAATCGAATCTGTGTCAACCCCCACCACCTAGAAGGTGGAACCCAAACAGAAAACATGAAAGACGTAGTAGATCGAGGCAGACATTTCTATGCCAACAAAACACACTGCCCAAGGGGACACGAATACGATGAAGCAAATACATACAACAAACCCAACGGATCTCGTGAATGTAGAGCTTGTAGAAAAGCAAGAAAACTTCTTGACTTTGACACACCCCATCTGTAACATGAACGGAATGAAGGGCATCTCGCTGAAACAACACTGGCACTGTCCACGATGCAAAGTATCCGTGACGACCTACATCACCCTCTCAACCCCACCACAACACCGTTGTCTAAAGGCTGCGAAC